CTCCTTGACTTTTGCCTTGCGGCTCTCTGACAGTCCGCTTGCCCGGTAAACCACAATGAACGGATAATCGCAGGTCTGCTCCACATGACCAGTCACATCCGTCTTTTCCTGCCGAATTGCACTTCCTGTTGACGGGAACACCGCTTTCCCCTTGGAATCCCCAAGTGTAGCGTATTCGATGGAATCTCCCGGAGATAACCCCGGATATTGGTTGATAAGGTCCATCAGAGCAGTAGTGACAACTTCTTGTCCGTCAAGATCATACCTTACTTCTTCTTTTTTCTCTACCATGATGCACCTACTTTCCCGTGATCTCAAAATGCGGTATAACTCCCAACTTCGACACGGAAGTTACAGCATACACACCGTCATAGGTGCTGTTCATGTAATCGTAAAATCCGTTCTCATAGTCATCATCCGCAATGGGATCTTCCGTCCATTCCCCCACATAAAAGAAATCGAATTTCTCACCCGGTGTAAATGTGATTGTCTGTGGCAGAAGATCATTTGTCTGTCTATCCCATGCTTTTGGAGTAAGATAGCTTTTTCCGGCAATCATATCTCCTGCATCGTACCGAACATTCAGAACCGCATTGTCCTTGGACTCTTCCCCATACTTCTGTACAATGGCAGAGCGGTCTGCCATGACATTTACATCATGCAAAACAGTAGGGTACCACATATCCCCCAAACGGCTCTCATATCGGTTGAAAATCGTTACTGTATCGGAATACATAGCACCCTACCTCTTTACTCTTCTTTATTAAATCTTTTCCACAGTTCCGAGAATTTCTCCCAACCGTACATAGCCACAAATGCCACGATGAATCCGGCCATGATAGCCGCAAGGATCATGTACCATAAGATAGCCTGCTGGATGTACTGCATATATGCGATAAATACAATCACAGTCAGTCCGATGGACAATACAAACACGAGAATGTCGGTCGGAATCTTGGAGAGAAAACTTACACCTTTAAATACTTGTGTAATTAAGGAAACAAGGAATGCCAGTATCCCGATAATAGTTAATAGCTGCGCAATGCTTGTAATTGCAATTTCCATGTTACACCTCCGTATAATAGAATGGATATGCTCCACCAAACAGAAGATTTACTCCGTTTTTGTCTTTTGTACCTCTCAGGTATTCGTTGATGGTATCCGCATATAGTCTTGATTGTGCAGATTTGTCTGACAAGACCTTGCCTATCAGACCACTACCAGTATCATAAGAGATACTTTCGTTTCCTGCGGATACTGATTTCACTGTCTTATTGCCCTCTGCTTCTGTTTCTGCCTTTTCAATCTTTGCCATGATGTCCACTAATGCACATTCACAGCGTTTGACCGCTTCGGCATCGTATGCCACATCCGGGAATGCAAAATCAAGCTTGCATCTACCATCAACACCCGTCACAGCATTCTTGACAATCTTTTCAGCGTTCCAAATGAGCCGATCAAAAACCGTCTCATCAACAGTAGTGCCGTATAAAGTTTTGTAAAACTCATAGTCTACATACATACTGATTTACCCCTGTTGTGCTAAAAACTCGTCAATAATGTCTGCCTTCTTCGTCTTAGTTATGCTATAGCCCAACTCATCAGCCAAAGATCTGATTTCAGCAACCGTCATGCCATTCAGATCTTCGGCTGTGTATCTGCTTAAGCTATAGCCTGTTATTCCCCCAGGCTTGCCGCTGCCGCCTGCGTAATGGTTCCCTTGATGACACCCTTGTCATTATCTGCGAAAATCTTAATTCCGGATAAAACAGTGTCATCAGCGGTCAGCCTGTCGTAATCTGCGTATTCATGGACCGCAATAAATCCAGTCTCGTCAGAGTAGAAAGCGAATGCCTTTGCAAGATCACTTTCGTTGGCAGGAACATAGTAACCTACGATGTTCTCTTTTGCAGTGGCAAAAAAGGTGTTCTTGGTAATACTGCTGTTCATGATCACGGTTCCAAGACCCAGGAAGTTCTCGACATAATTGAAACCGAAAGCAGTCTGTACAGTAATATTTGCCTTGCCAAGGTAATCAGCGACATCTTCCGCATTTACGAAAAATACAGTTTCTACATTGTCATTTTCGTAAATGTTCTGAAGTTTGCCCCACGCATCAGCAAAAGCTGCCTGCGCTCCCACACCAGTAGCAGTGGGCTGTCCAGCAATAGTAAGGGATGTAATAATATTTTTTCTGATGCCGGACTGAATGTCCTGGAGCATCTTTTCTGTTGTCTCATTGTGTGCCTGCTCATACCCCTTATCCAAAATAGCTTCTGCGGTAGTGGCTTTTCTCCATTTTCCAAGAACAATCTCCCCAATAGGGGTATCAACCGTGCTATACTTAGACAGAGGAATGATTTCACCCTCAGGAACAGTACCGTCCTGCAGGGTACCAGTTACAGTATGTCTCTTAAGCATTGTTCCTGCCTGCTTAGGAATCAGTCTCATAATTCCCAGCAGCTCCATCAGCTTTTTGATGGAATAGCCAAAACGAGAAACAAAATCAATCTGACGAACAGTGACAAGGTTTTCGCTTTTAATCAGGTTTTCTTCTGCGGCTGTCGTAATGTTTGCCATAAAAATACCTCCAATAGTTTTTGTTGGTTAGTGATCCGCTCAAATTGCGAACCGGTTATTGATTTACTGGAAAAGCTGCGGGTTTTCAGCAATTAATTTCTGTCTTTCCGCTGTACCGTAAATAAATTTTCCAGTCTTAGGATCTGTGGCATAGATATCTTCTTTGGACTTGATACCGCTGCCGTTGTTACCTCCCTTATTTACACTTGTAAAATGGGGAGTAACAATGTTCTCTGCCTTAAACAGCATCTTGCTGTCCTCAGCTTCTGACAGAGCCTTAATAGCACTTTCAATATCAGATTTCTGATTTTTGGATGCTTTCAGAGTGGGAATGTCAAGGCATCCCATGATAGCCTTTTCATTCAGACCGTTGGCAGATTTGATAGCTTCTTTCAGCAGATCATCAAAATCTCTGTCAGCAATCTTCTGCTTATAATCTTTCTCTGCATCTTCTGCCTTTTTCTTCCAGTCCGCAATGGACTTTTTCAGCGTATCAACATCAACCCCGTCAAAACCTTTTAAGGTCTCTTCCGCGGTATCTGCCCTGCTTTTTTCCTTGTCACGCTCCACGGTCATATCGTCAAGTTTCTTCTGAATCTTGTCGATATCCTTGCCGTTCTCAGCCATGACAAAATTGATCTGATCCTGAGTTAATCCCTGTGCTTTTAATTCCTCTGTTTTCATACAATCCTCCATATTAGGTTGTTTTAGGTCTGTAACCATCGACCATGTTGTTGTGTATGCTTGTCATTTTAGGTCTGCCGACCAAACCGCATGAACCGGAATCGAACCGATATTGCACCATTTCCACAGTGCAGTTTTTGCCATTAAACTATCACGCAGGGCTTTCGCCTTTAGGAGAGGTCTGAAAGAATATATGGTTGCCTGCGATTTAATTTTATCACACTTGTTATTTTATGTAAATATTAAATATCTAGTGTTTTTATATCACATGTTATTTTGCATAAA